GTCAAAATAAGATAAATAGAGTATACTCAGGGCTCTCTGGAAGATTCAGTACAGGAACTGTTCATGTTAGAACAAATATGTTTGATTTAATTAACGAAATAGTTACATTTGGGCCTCGTATGGCTCATGACGACACAATAGAGACTCTGTTTTATGCAAATTTACACGCATTCCCACCTAATATGGTACGGGACAAGGACAGTAATAAATGGTTAAGACACAAAAAAGTACCAAAAAGCTGGGTAGTGGCCTAAAATGGCTGGAAAGCAATCTAATAATATAGACTTGCCAAAGAGTACTGGAGAGTCATCGCTAGAAACTAGAGCAAATATTGGCTCTACTGAAGTAGATGTTGGAGGCCCAAAACATTCATATTGGCAATCATTTATGCCACAACATAAAAAATTTGTAAAAAATAAGTTGTCAGTGTTATACTCACAAAGGAAAAAATAATGGACATAACTACGCCAAGTATAAAATATATGGTAGACTTAATATTTAAAAATATAAGGTCTGCATATCTAAAGGACTGGAAATCAAATAGAAAATACAAGAGAACAAAAGGCGGAAAGTTTAAATAATGCCAAAATTTGGCACAAGGTCACGAAATGCTTTACGCACTTGTGATGAAAGGCTGCAAAAGGTATTGAATGAAGTTATCAAGACGGTGGATTGTTCTGTACTGGAAGGTCACAGGGGCAAAAATCGTCAGAATGCGCTATACAAAGAAGGGAAGACAAAAGTTACATTTCCTCAGGGTCGTCATAATGCTTCTCCTTCTCGTGCTGTGGATGTATGTCCTTACCCTATTGATTGGAACGATAGGGAAAGGTTTACACTATTCGCTGGGTTCGTACTTGGAATTGCAAAAAGCATGGGGATTAACCTAAGATGGGGTGGAGACTGGAATCAAAATTGGCAAGTAAATGATAATAAGTTCGATGACTTCCCACACTATGAGTTAAAAGATGCCTAGACAGAGTCAAAAGAAAAAAGCAGATAAGGTAAAAGATTTATTTCTTAAAGCTAATTGCTATGAGAGAACTAAGTGGGAATCTGGAGCACAAACATCGTATGAGTTTTTCTTAGGAGACCAACTTTCTAAAGAAGAAATAAGGATATTACAAGAGTCAGGTATGCCTGATTTTGTTGTTAATAGAATTACTCCAGTTATAGAGATGATGAAGTATTTTGCTACTGCGAATAACCCAAGATGGCAGGCAGTTGGTGCTGAGGGAAGTGATGCAGATGTAGCGGCTATGCACTCTGATATTGCTGAGTATTGTTGGCATAACTCTAATGGTGATAGTATTTTTAGTCATATTATCCAAGACTCTTTAGTAAAGGGTATTGGTTATATGCAAATTGATGTTGACCCAGACCAGGATAGAGGGTTAGGGGAAGTAGTTTATAAGAGGATTGACCCATTTGATGTCTTTGTAGACCCAACTTCAAGAGATTTCCTTTTTAGAGATGCAAATTATATAATGATAAGGAAGGATTTACCTAAAAGCCAGTTAATAGATTTATTCCCTAGTAAAAAGGCTATGATAAAAAATGCTAGTGGTAATTCCACTGGAGTAACATCATATTCGGGGAGAGATATAAACCAGTCAGATGTAGTTTTTCCTACTGATATTAGAGGCCCAGCTTACAAGGAAGATGGAGAAGAGGACGAGTTTTTAGATTATTATGAAGTTTATTCAAAAGAGAAGGTTTCATACTATAATTTGTATATTAATATTCCGCCTTCTCCTCATCAGATGGAAGAAATAAGAGCGCAAGTGCAAGAACAATTATCTGATATGCAAAAAGAGATGTTTGTTAAGATAGAAGAAACTGCTATTAGCCTTCAGTCGCAGGTTGAAAAAGGAGAAATGATTGAATCAAGGGCTGCTTTAGAATTAGAAAAAGCCCAGAAACAAATGCAGTCAGAGTTAGAGAATCAAAGACAAGTCCTTGAGAGTGGGATGCAGGAAGAAAGAACTAGGGTAAAGAATTATGTTGTTACTGAGGCAGAGTTTAAAGAAATACAACTACAAGACTTAACAAAGGATAATATTGTAGATGCAATTCAGTTTTTTGAAACAAGAATTAAAGTATGTATAGTCGCAGGAGATAAATTATTATTTGACGAGATGCTACCTGTAAAGGAATACCCTATTGTCCCATTTGTTTATCAATACACTGGGACGCCTTATCCACTAGGAGCTGTGCAACCTATGGTTGGTAAGCAAAGAGAATTAAATAAAGCACATCAAATATTAATACATAATGCAAACTTAGCATCAAATCTTAGATGGTTATATGAAGAAGGTTCTGTACCAGAGGAAGAATGGGAACAGTATTCTTCTTCCCCAGGGGCTTTACTTAAATATAGACAAGGATTTACTCCTCCAACTCCAGTCCAACCAGCTCCACTTAACTCAGCTTTCTTTGGGATTACTGAAACTGCTAGAGAAGATATGGAATACATATCTGGAATCTATTCTTCAATGCAAGGGAGTGGAAAGGATTCTCAAGATACATATCGTGGTCTACTTGCTCAAGATGAGTATGGAACAAGAAGGATAAAGTCTTGGATGCAGAATGTAATAGAACCTGCTTTAGAGCATTTAGGTGTGATTTTTAAAGACTTATCACAGGCTACATATCAGGCTAATAAAGTATTTAGAATTGTACAGCCTAATAATATTAATGAGGAAAAAGTCATGGAAATTAATATTCCTATTTATAATGACTTTGGTGAAACTATTGAAAAATTTAATGATTACGGAACCGCTAAGTTTGATGTTAGAATAATAGGAGGTTCTACATTACCTTTAAACAGATGGGCCCTACTTGAAGAATATTTTAAATGGTATCAATCAGGGTTAATAGATGATATTGCAATGTTACAAGAAACAGATGTAAGAAATAAAGAATCTATTATAGAGAGAAAGAGTATTTATATGCAATTAAGGAGCAGAGTTGAAGAACTTGAAGGTATGATGGTAGATAGAGAAGGTACTATCGAAACATTAGAAAGACAAGTAGTCCAAGCAAATATTCAGTCACAGGTACAAAAAGCTGAAGGACGAATAGATAAATCAGTATCACAAACTGAGGCTCAGCAAGTAGCTTTGAGAGATAAATTGAGAAGTGACACTGCTTTTAAGGTGAAAGAAATGGATTTAAAACAGAAACAATCAATAGAAAAACTAGATAAAAATAAATAGTATGTTCCAAAAGATTTTTTTATTAACTTAAAAGGAGATTATGACTATGAATGACACAGACAACCTAGAGAAGGCTTTAGCAGTAGATGCTCCTCCTCCTAGCCCTGAAGAAAATAGTCCGACCGCTGAAGACTTTTTTGGTGCTCTTGACCGTCAAGTAAACGGAGGTATACTGGAGCCAGCAGACGAAGCAGCCACAGCTGATAACCAGAATCTTAGTAGTGCAACCTCGCAATCGAGCGCACAAACAGATGAAGGAAGTCATAACTGGGAAAAAAGGTATAAAGACTCAAGTTCTGAAGCTCAACGGATTAACTCCCGTTTGAAAGAAATTGAACCTTATACACCTATCCTAGACGCAATGAGAAAAGACCCTAATTTAATTACGCATGTGCAAAATTATTTTAGTGGTGACGCAAAAGCCCCTAATGTGAAAGAACAACTGGGTCTTGATGAAGATTTTATCTTCGATGCGGATGAAGCTGTAACAGATTCAAATTCTGATTCAGCTAAGGTTCTTCGGAAAATGGTAGACAGTCAAGTAGAATCAAAAGTAGGCAGATATGCCCAAGCTCAACAAGCTGAATTAAATCGTGACAAAATGGAAGATGATTTCAGAAAAAGACACGAGATGGGTTCAGACGAATGGAAAGACCTTGTTGACTATGCACAGAAGCGTACTCTTACGATTGATGATGTATATTATCTAAAGAACCGTGAAAATCGAGATAAAAATGTAGCAGATTCTGCTAGGAAAGATATGACTGACCAGATGAAGAGGGTTCGACAGAAGCCTTTATCAGCTGCAAGTCAAGGTTCCGCAGGAACTACTACCAAATCTTTTGATGACCAAGTGTTCGATTCAGTATTAGGGAATGACAATGAACTAGAAGCTGCTCTAGGTATCTAGAGCACTTCCCTAATAACTAGGAGGTTATTATGGCTGACATCTTTAATCTAGAAACTTATAATGATGTCGGAACTTGGTCAAATGGTACATTAAAGGATACTGGCGACTTAAGAAGAAAGTTTAATTTCGGAGACAGAGTTTCCGAGCTAGCAATAGCACAAGACCCTTTCTTTCGCTTCGTATCTAAGGTAGCCAAAAAATCAACGGACGACCCTGAATTTAAGTTCACAGAACGGAGACCTTCTTGGCATAAGCGTTATGCTTATGTTGAGGATTCCGATGTCCTTGCAGCAGCAACGCAGGACGATGGAGTAATACCAGCCGATGCCTTAGCGTCTGGAAATACCTATTACTTTAAAATGGGCACTGACTACGAAAGTAGCGGTAATCTTGGTAATGTTTACGGACAAACAGCAGGTAGATTGATAGGAGCAGATGGTACAGCTCCTTCATTTTTTGTTGTTGACTCAATCGTAAAGATTCCATTAAGTACCGCTGCGGCTGCGGCCTCTGATGCTGACAGTGGTGTAGTATTGGCAACTGCTAATGACTATGCCCTTGTTAAAGTTAAGAGTATAACAGCAAGTGGTAATTTCCAGATTCTTGAAACTGTAGTTGTAAGAGCACCAGCAGGTGTTGCTGCAGCTACATATCCTTGTTCCTATACTAACACATGGAGTGGTTCAGCTGCTGAAAGCACTGCACCATCTAACTTGACACAAGCAGAGCTCAATGGTTTAACTATTGCAACTCAACTTGAACCAATGAGGAGCTATGTAGTAGGTACAGGACATGGACAAGGCACTGGCTACCCTGAGACTTGGAAAGACCAACCTTTCACAACTGGCTTTGGGTTAACTCAAATTTGGAAAACAGCTATGGCAATGGATAACACGACTCGTGCTACCGTGCTAAAGTATGAAGCAAATGAGTTTTCTCGAATCTGGAGAGAAAAGTTGATTGAACACAAGTGGGATATAGAACAATCACTACTCTTTGGTACGCAAGGAAGCGTAGACGGCTCTCAGTACACTCAAGGTGCTATTGATTTTATTCTCGGTTATGGGAATATTTTCTCTGGTAGCGGAATGGGTGCTGCTGGCACAAAATCATCTGACGATTTCTTAGATGATATGTCACAATTCCTTGACCCAAGATATAATAATGGAAATGCTACACTTTTCTTTGTTCCAACGGATGTTTACAACTGGTTGCATAAATTAGCAGGGTATTTCTCAGCTAATGTACAACAGGTTGCAGGCGTTTCTAATGGAGCAGGTCGCGCTAACTTCGCAGTTGGTGGACAGAAAAATGCATTTGGTGTTGCAGTAACACAAATCTATACTCCTTATGGTGTAATGAATGTGTCACGCAATATCCATTTGGATGGCACAGACATTAAGATGCTTGGAATCAACATGAAACATTGTAAGTATAGACCTCTTGTCGGAAACGGCTTGAATCGTGATACTGCAGTTTATGTTGGTGTACAGACTCTTGAGAATAGTGGAGTTGACCGTAGAGTAGACTTAATTCAAACTGAAGCGGGAATGGAATGGCAAATGCCTGAAGCTCACGCGGTATGGAAATAGGAGGTTATGAATAATGGCTAATCCACAATACGGCTCAAACAAACAGGACAACTTTCTTGACGCACTGGCTCACGCGGCTGATAATATCGTAACTGCTGGAACTGGTACAGGTTCTGCAGGCGAACCAGCTAAATCAGATGCTGAGATGGTTCTCCCAATCACTATAAATGGTGTAACCTATTACATAGGTTTGTGGGCATCTAACGATGATGCCTAAACATCTAAAATCTAAGAGGTAATAGCTTAGTATAACGATGAGTGAATTAACAAATCACATAGAACAAATCACTGGGATAGGTTCTGGAAATTCCAACTCGGATTTTCTGGAGTCTGCCCAGCGATTTGTCGTTTCAAGTGTACCAAAAGAGACATTACTCCATGCACAGAGTGTATGGCCAACTAACTCTACTAATGGTGATGCAATAGATTTTGCGAATGGGGATTCTATTGTAGATGTACAGAGAAATGGATTTAGTTGTAAAGAAATACCATTTTCTGAGTCTGTATGGGCTACCGATTCTGGTAGTCTGAAAAAGGCTACAAACAAACACCCAGTTTACTGGCAACAACATGGAGCTGTAAAAATTGCTCCAGCCACAAGTGCTTCTGCAGGGGCGGGATATATATTCTATATTGACCCTGCTAAAATAGATTCTGATAGTGATTTAAGAAATGCAGTTGTTTACAGAGCATGTGCTTCTGAGTTTGAAAAATTAGCTAGTGGTAAGATGGTAGATTGGAGCGATACTGTAGTTCCTAATCCACCTTCAGACCCTGATTTTGGGGAGGATTTAACTGTATCCCTTACTGTTGGTCTTCCACCTGAGGTTACAGACAGTGTAGTATCATTTAGTACAGATGCTCCTACATATGCTAAACCAGTATTAACTCCTCCTACAATGAGGGCTGTGGCAGGACTTGTTTTACCTGCTCCTCCGACTGCTCCTGAGAGTCCTTCATTTACTTATACAGATGCAAGTGTAGAAGATTTTATTGAACCAATAATGAATGTTTCTGATATGGCAAGTTTTGATGTAGATGCTCCTACATATATGGCACCAGAATTACAATTAAGT